TTTCTTCTCTGTAAATCGTTTTCTGTTAAATCAGCTTGCTTTCCGTCTAAGGCAAAGAGCTCTTTAAAATGTACTACAAAGTATCTTCCCTGCTTATGCAGGATATGACAACTCTGATATAAAATCTTATCTTTCCTAGATGCTACACCAATTCTTGTTAATGTCTCTCGTATTTTCAAAAAATCGTCTGGCTCTACCAACTTGATCTCAAGAGGCACATACCCCTCAATATCAATATTAAAAAAATCATTAGTCATCTAATCCACCTTTTTTTATTCTTCGTTTTAAATAATCTATTTGTTCGTTTGAAAATAACGGGAGGACTTGGCGAGCCTTTTCTTTACTGTAGCCGTAGTACTCCTGTATAACTTCCAAAGTATCCAACTTTTCAGGTTTCAACCATTTACTATAGCGCTTTTTCGAACGAATAATATTTATAAGAAAGTTAAACTGCATCTTTCTGTCAAGGTGTGGCCTAGAATTCATCTCATTAGCCTGTATTACTGTGTCAGGGTAAAAAGAGAGACCTTTATTTATCACATAAGGTTTATATTGTGACTCTGCATTGTCCTGCTCCATCAAATCTATCTTAGTGTGACTTATAGCATTAATAAAGTCAAAAGGAGTTATTGGTGATGTCATTTTAGAAAGCCAAATTGCTGTAGATATACCAAAGCTGTTTATCAGCCAGATTACTTTTTACTTCACGTAAATAATTAAAAATATTAGAATGTGGAATAGTATCTTTCCAAAAGACTTGAAGCTCTCTATGATGGAAATCTAGGCTTAATTTATAATCAAACTTTTCAACACAAGGATATTTTGGAATTACCAACAATTCACCTTGTTGACTACGCTTGTAGTTAGGATGAAACATCGTGAGGTGATGGTCGTATCCTTTTGAACCATTAGGTTGACCTGAACGTCCAGGTCCTAGTTCACTGTGCACAGAAGGAGTAGCTATGAAACCCATCTTAGCTACTTTAGGCATGTACTCCAATACCAGTTCTGGCATTGCTACATCTTCTAAGAAATGGCTACAAAGAACAAAGTCGAATAAACCATACTGATTAGTATAGTCTATAATTTTTTGCCAACCACTCTCTCTTGTCAAGTCGCATTTACCTATAAATTTAATATTAGATAAATCTACAGTCGTTGGTGTGCCATTAACTACTCTTCTAACTTGATTCTCTTCGCAATAGTCTACAGCTAGCTCAATAACTTCATAAGACCACATATCTGCTCCACAACCTACATCTAAAACCCTAAAAGGTTTAGATTGAGATTTTAAAAAAGATATAATATGTTGTCTGCCTGAATGCAAAGCAGCAAAGTTAAACAAGACCTTATCTTTGCTAGCATAAAAATCTGTAATCTTTTGTACAGAATTCATTTGATTAATCATTAGGATTTAATTTCTATAGAAGCCATGATTTCAGTTAAACAGGCTACTAAATTGATCTCCTGATCATTCACGAAAGCAGATTTGTACTGATAGTCGGCAATCGTTAATACTAACTGTGGAACTTGATTAGTGATTGGAATAAATGCTTCGTATATCTTTCTAAACATAACTTGTGGGTCGTTATCAGAATTATTAACAACCCACTCTCGCATCTTCTTCCAATCCTTCAGTTTAATTACTGACACTAACTCTTTAATGTTGGCATCACTAACATCAACAAAGATACCTTCGTCGATAAAGCCAGTCTGAGAATACTTTTGTAATTCATTTAGTGTTCTTCTGAAATCGGGGAAGTGCTTTTCAACTACTCTAGCAACTACCTTCTTATCAAACTCAATCTTTTCTTTAGTGAGAATATCAACAAGAGAATTAAAGAACTGAGTTGCTATCTTTTGTTTATCAGCTTTAGGAATCTTAAACTCAATGACAGCACAGCGACTATGTAGAGCAGGAATGATTCTGTTCTTATAATTACAGGTAAAGATGAATCTGCAGTTCTCAGCAAACTCTTCTATGAAGCCACGTAAGGCTGGTTGTGTGGAATTGGGATTGAGGTAATCAGCTTCGTCTAGTATAACTACTTTTGTTTTACCGGAGAAAGATATAGTGGAAGCAAATTGTTTAATCTTTGTACGAAGAACATCAATACCAGATTCTTCTGATCCATTAACTAATAGATAATCGCAACCAAGCTCTTCACACAAAGCTCTTGCTATTGTTGTCTTACCAGTACCAGCAGTACCACACAACAGCATATTCTGAATCTCACCTTTTTCAACATAAGTCTTAAAGATGGATTTTAAAGATGGTGGAAGAATACAAGAGTCGACAGTATGAGGTCTGAATTTCTCAACCCAGAGAAAGTTATCTACTACATCTGTCATAATTAAGCTTTCGAAAGAGGATCAGCTGCTATCCAATATTCAAGCTCTTTTGACTCGTGTTTAAAATAAAGGAATTTAGCTTTGCTATTTTCCATCTTTGCTACTGTTACCTGATATGCATCAGGTATGACTCTAAAGTTCTCAACAGCAATGATCATATCGAACTCATTGAATGCTGTACCTAAAGTCTTCTTAAAATTATTAGATGAACTGTTCTTACGATCACCAACAACTAACGATACATTCTGGTTTTTGCAGATAACAGAAACGTATGGAGCCTTTGTTACATTAGCTGCTTTGAGCAACATCTGTATATCCTCAGCAGCTAATTTGAAAGAGAACACTTCAACGTGCTCAAGTGTTGTCTCTGGAGCTTTCTTGACTACATCAGGACTGGAATAGAAATACTCAAACGTACCACGCTCACTAGAGATAACCAGCTTAGTGTCTTCAAAAGCAACCTCTTGGTTCTCAATCAATGTAAGTGTAGATAACAAACCATTTAGATCGTAAACTGCAAATTCGTTTGGAATTGATTCTTTGATAGTTGCACGTGCAAAGATGGCATCAGAGCTAGCAACGGTTGAAATATGATTGCCAGCTCTAAAAAAGATGTTGGTGTTGATAGAAGCAAAGTTCTTTAATATGGATAGGGTTTCATTACTAATTTTCATCACAACCTCACAGTTAATTACACATTAATCATTATATACTCTTCTGCATTCTCTTTCCACGGTAAGCTGCCATTATGTGCTTCCAACATTCGAGCATTACCTTGCTTAAAGAAGTCAGCTTGCACTGAATCTGACCTGTTACCTACTCTATAGTTCAATGTATATTTCTTAGTACACTCAAACTTAGGAGCATGTTGCATAAGGGTTGAAGTAATAATACGATCTACCTCTGGTTGCTCGTTTGGATGCCTTGCTCGTCTATACCACAAAGGACTAACCATAAGTGCATTTGGTTTGGATAAGAACCAACACCCAACATCCACAAAGTTATCATTAAGCACAGACTTCCATTTGCCTAACGACTCACAATTATCTTCACAAATAAAGTTTTTATCTTTATCAATAATATTACGAAGACTGTAAACCCATTCATAACCATCCATAACCAAATTGACACACGATGTTATATGATTTGGTTCATAGTAGTTGTCTTCATCTAAAAAAGTAACATACTTACCGTTTGAAAGATAAGTTGCTGCTGCATAGATTCTGTGACCGTTATAATTATCTTTACCAGTTGCATAAGGAAGCGTTAATAACTTCACGTTTGGAAAGTTTTTAAGGATCTTTAATGCTTCTTTCTTTCTCTCAATCCCATCTATAACAACATAGTGTTCTAAGTTCTGATAAGTTTGCTTTTTAACTGAAAGAAGGGCATCATATAAAAAATCACTACCAGTTGTGGCAGTGATAACTGTAACTAAAGGTTGTTCAATCATAATGGTTTAATAGCGTTCTCAATAAAAAAGTGTTCTATGTTTTTGTGTCTATCATATTGGTGAACCATTGCAGGTACTATGCTTTTGTGTTTGCCAGTTAGTATACCGTCTTCCATAATCATAGTATTACCAAACGAATGACCAATAGTAGCAACTAAATGATCACCAGTGTAATGAAGTTCAGCATCAGGTAACTTACCTTCGTTGTAAAAAACATTCAAAGTACACTGATCTACAAATCGATCACCAAATCGTTGACGTTCAGCAATCATTACATCACACAACTCAATGACTGCATCTCGTTTACCACCTGTTACACCAGCACACAAAATCCATTCACCCTTAATCTTTTCATATACTTCTTCGCCGTAAAGATTTCTAACCCATCTCGTATTATACTCTGAGCATTCTTGGATCTTTTTAGTCTCTACAGAAAGGTCTAAAGGCTTACCACTAAGAAACTTAAATGGATTATCTTGAAAGACTAAGTCTCTTGTGTCAGGTAACAAAACATTTTCAATATCTTTGTACTTCTCAATTAAAACTTTACGAGGAAGTACCCATCTATTGTACATAACAGATTCAGGTGTCAGTTTAACCTTAACAAAAGAAATATCTACATCGTACTTTTTAAGAAAGTCTACCATCGCATCAGACTTCTCATCAATGATCATACAAACAGGACCATCATAATATTTTCTAAGTGATACTATAAAACTTTCGATATGCTGTACAGCAGAATATACACCAACCGATAAACCAATAACTAAATTTTTTGAATTGTCCATATTATTTTCTTTAAGGATGTTGATCTAGCCACAAAGGATTCATTTTATACCAGTT